TATACGGTTAAGTATCTAAAAGACACCTCTGCTGCTAGTCGTGGTGATTTTGAAGATCGTATCGGTAATGCTACTGTTGATCAACTTTCAATTCCTGAAGTCAATTTGGAACTTAGGTCTTTACCTATTGTTGCTAAGACTCGTAAGTTGAAAGCTGTTTGGTCACCTGAGTTAGCTCAAGACCTTAACGCTTATCATAGTGTTGATGCTGAAGCTGAATTAACAAGTATGTTGAGTGATTACATTTCGATGGAAATCGATTTGGAAATCCTTGATATGTTGGTTAGTGATGCTCAAACAACTGATTACTGGTCAGCAAAAGCTGGTGAGGATTATGATTCCGGTACGACTGCATTCGTAAGTAATACATTCTACGGAACTCGTTTTGAATGGTATCAAACTCTTGTTGCTAAGATTCAAAAAGTATCAAATGAAATTCATCGTTTGACACTTCGTGGTGGTGCTAACTTTATCGTGTGTTCACCTAAAGTTGCTACTATCCTTGAATCATTACCTGGCTACAATAGTTCACCTGGTGACGCTGACGCGGCTGCTACCCAATTCTCAATGGGTGTTTCCAAAGTAGGACAAGTTGCTGGTCGTTATACGGTTTATAAAAACCCGTATATGACTGAAAACAACATCCTTGTTGGATTCCGTGGTTCGAACTTCTTAGAAACTGGCGCTGTATACAGCCCTTACGTACCACTTATTACAACTCCATTGGTTTATGATCCAAGTGATTTTACTCCAAGAAAAGGTGTAATGACTCGTTATGCTAAGAAAATGATTAGACCTGAATTCTATGCTAATATCAAAGTTAAATCTTTGGATTTAATTTAATATAGTTTAGGATAAGCCTAACACATAGAAAAGGGGAAACTTCGGTTTCCCCTTTTTGTTTTTATAAGTTATATATTTATAGTTAAAGAGAATTATATATGCCAAAATTAGATTATGCTTACACCGATCCATCTTCTTTTACAAGTGGACAGACACCATATGGTACATATGATGCTGATTCAACATTTCAAACCGATATTGTTTCGGTAACTAAGTGGTGTGCTAAAAGACTTGGATATCCTGTTTTACAATTAGAGATACCAAGTGGTTCAATCTATGCTTGTTTTGAAGAATCAATAAATGAGTATTCTCAACATATTAATAATTACAATATTAAGAATTGGATGTGGGAACAATATGGTGAGAAGTCAAGAATATCAGGTTCATTAAGTACTGGTTCTGCTAATCCCGTAACTCCAACAAATGGACCGTCAGTTCAATTATCTGAAAAATATGGACAGATGGTAAATATTGGTGGTAATATAGATTTAAAAAAAGGATTTATAACGTTATCTGGTTCTGCTCAAGATTATGATTTACAAGATGTTTGGGCAAGTGTTAGTGAAAGTAATAAAAGAATTGAAGTACAAAGAGTGTTTAATCACGCTCCATCATCAGTAACGAGATTTTATGATCCCTTTGCTGGTTCATTTGACCAAAGACAAATGTTAGATAATTTTGGATTTGGTAACGTATCACCGGCAATATCATTTGTATTGAAACCAATCAGTTATGATTTAGCCAGAGCCAATGCAATTGAGACTTCCGACTTAGTTAGAAAAAGTGCTTATAGTTTTGAACTACATAACAATAATTTAAGAATATTTCCAAAACCACAATCATCTGATGATGGTGAAAAAATATGGTTTGATTATTATGTAAAAGATGATATTAAAAACACTAATAATATAAGTGGTTCAATGCAAGGTGGAGTAAGTGATCCATCTAACGTTCCGTATAAATTTATTACTTATAGTTCAATTAATCAACCTGGTAGACAATGGATAAGAAAATTCACTTCTGCTTTAGCCAAAGAACTATTGGGAATTATACGAAGTAAATATAGTGGTTTACCTATACCTGATGCTGAAGTAACTCTTGATGGTGAATCCTTAAAGGCCGAGGGTAGAGAAGAAAAGACACAATTATTAGAAGAGTTAAAAGAATTTTTAGAGTCGGTTAGTTTAACTGAAAAACTTAAAGCTGAAGCCGAAGAGGCAAATGCTCAACAAGAAGTATTGAATAAAGCTCCGTTACCAATTTACATAGGATAATTAAATGTCTGCTACAAAGCCATTCTTTATCACACAGAAAGAAATCAATTTAATAGACCATTTAAATGAAGAGTTAATTGATGAGATAGTTGGACAATCGGTTGATATTTATAAAATCAATACTACTCATACTAAAGATAACATTTATGGTGAAAGTGCTACAAAGTATTTTAATGTTGGATTTAGGGTTAATTGTTTAGTTNGATTTAATCCACCTGAAGTAGAACAATTTAATGAAATTGGNCCAGATAATAACTCGACTATAGATTTAATGTTTCAGAGAAATAATTTAGCAAGTGGTAGTTTGAATTTCTTTCCTGAAGCTGGTGATGTATGTGATTGGAATGATGTGTATTGGGAATTAAATGGAGTAACTGAACCACAATTAATTGGTGGGCATCCAAATTTTAGTCATGCCATAAAGGCAACTGCTCATAGAAGTAGGTTGTCAAGTTTACAAATTGAAGAGAGACCAAGATAATGAGTTTAGAATTATTAAAAGAGAGATTCGGACATTCTGGAGTTACAAAAGAAGTAGATAATAGAGAAAAAATACACGAAAAACTAAGTACTAGATTTAGATATAAAAAAGACGCAGATAACGAAGAAAAAATCCATGAAAAATTAAATGCTCAGTTTAATGATATGGGGGATATAAAATCTATAAAAGTTCAACATCAAGAGCAGTTAGATGAAAAACAAAGAATTATTGAAAATTTTAAAATAGAAACTTCTGAATTGGCAAATGAGGTTGCAACCTTAAAAAAAGATAAAGCTGTTCTTTTAGATGACTTAAATAAATCTAAATGGATGGAAGATAAAGTCCATTCAACGGCAAAACAAATATATGAAGATAAAATAAAAACAATGAGTTATGTAGATAGTACAGAGTTAATCCCGTTGTTAATATCCGTTTCGAGAGAAAAACAAGGTAATACAAGATTAAATTGGGGTAATTGGTTGAAAATATCAGAAAATAAATATTTGTTTCAAATAAATGAAAGTTTAGCCAAAAGAGTATTTGAAGATACTAATGTTTTAATAGATAGAGCCATAGGTTTTATAAATAGAAAAAGAACACGAGGTGGAGATGTAGATGCTGCTAAAAATTATTTCTTATCATTTACAGGCGATACGGCTGCTGATTCAAGAAAAGATTATGTAGAAACTACATTTAATCCTGATTCATATGATGGGGCAGGGACTGGACTTAATCGTGGATTTACTGTTTCTTATTGGGTTAAACCACTTGAATTGGACCATACTGTTTATTTTGCTTTTGGTAAAAGGTCTCAAGCTAATGGCGCTTTCCAATTTGGTGTTAAAAATACAGATAAGATTAAGATTGGTATTGGCTCGGCAGATAAAGATGATAATACACATCTAGATGGTATTGGATGGGAGTCCGGAGATGATAATGTTGCTCACGGTGCTGAAGTAGGTAAGTGGAGTCATTGGGTTGTAACATATGGTGGCGATGACCATTCATCCATTGGTGGCGATAGACAAGTAAGGGTATGGATAGATGGAGTTGAAATTTTGAAAAATAATGCTTCTGGTGGAGGTATGGGAACTGCAAATTGGACCCCCGGTTGGCAGAATTGTGATGAGGGTTGTGATGATGCTGCTAATGCTGCAAGCTATCTTTACTTCGGAGGTCGTAGTGCTTATCAAGATCTTGATAATCCATANAATCANGGNTGGGCTTGTAGTCTTAGTGAAGTAGCTATTTATAATGTAGAAAAAGATGAAGATGGTACTTTTGCTAACGAAGTATATAATGGTGGAACTGGTTATGACCATAGTGGTAATAGTGGTCTTGTAGGATATTGGAAGTTTAATGAAGGTAGTGGAACTACTGTTAAAGATTATGGTCCATATGAAAAACACGGAACACTAACTTCAGAAACCGGCGTAGAAACTACAG